TTCCTACGCACCGGCACCATCTCCCGTTTCTTCCTACGCACCGGCACCATCTCCCGTTTCTTCCTACGCACCGGCACCATCTCCCGTTTCTTCTTACGCTCCTGCCCCATCCCCCGTTTCTTCTTACTCACCAGCTCCTGCTCCCGTTTCTGCTTATGCTCCCGCACCATCCCCGGTTTATGCACCACCCGCATCCGTTTCTGGTTACGCACCAGCACCGTCTTGTAATACTACATCTCCTTCTGCGCCATTAGCCGTTATTCCAACAACTCTTTATGCCGGGGAAAATCCGAATCTTGCTGCCATTCTTACCACAACTGAAAAAATTAGCAGAGAACTCATTGACAGTTATAGACATGTGTATGGTTCTAATCCAAATTCTAGTCCGCTTACACACCCTCTACCTACAACCAATTTTTACAAACCCGCAAACGTCAATGATGTCTTCTATACTTCGGTTCAAATTTCTGACGAAGGGTCATAATATTGTACCACGTAAAATAACATAAAATTATCTGTAATCTTATGTTACCTGTAATGAATATTTTCCTTTTTTTCCGTAGATCTTATTTTGACTTTTTACGTTTTATCTACAAAATTATTCAGTTTTCTTACTCCGAAATAAAGAAGCCATTGTCCATTTCCGACCCTACCAACGAATACATACAAAAAAATACACAAAAATTTCATAGTGTTTTTATAGATTACAATATTGACTGCAACAGTAATATTGAAAAAATCGTGTACATGAAAAAGGATTTTTTTGATTTATTGGCCGATCCGGAGAACCCCCTAGAAAATCTCTGGAAAAAACGCATTCTTATCGAGAACACCCCCCGTGGTAACATCTACATGTACTACGATATTTTCAAACAAGGTTTTGTGTATTATTCCGACCAAACGGGGGTACCTTACCGCATTTTGAACGCGGTTGCCATGAAGTACGTGGTGGTTTTCCGCTGTGTTGATTTTTTCCTGGACGAAACGTCGATGCCCCTCGGAAAAATATCGCCTTTAGTCAAGGTTTTTGTGGAAGACGATGACGAGGAAAGGAAGAACAAAAAAGCCAAAATGGAGAACCTACAAATGAATTTGAAAGACGCCCCCTTTGCGAAATTCAAAACTTACACTAAAAACGCCCCCCAAATGGAGAATATGGTGAAAAAACCTATTGTTGGGTTATGGTCCGGGCTCTTTTGGAATCCATGGTTTCAACATTTTTTCCCTAAAAAAATCCCCGACGCTGTACCCATGTTGGAGAACCTGCCTGTTCCTGCAAAAAAAGACAAAATCATCAACAAATTCATTTTTTTGGGTCATAGCAAGAATTTCAATCCTTTACAAATACCTGTAAAAAGCAAATCTGTTATGCCCGGATTCTCTACGAAATACGATGCCATGTTCTCCAAGGTTCAGAAAATATCCTACAAAGATTTTAAGGAGAACCAAGGACATTCGTTACCTAATAATTAACATGTTTTTTCTTGGGTTTTTTTCCATCTTAGAAATCCGACGCTTTTTTCTACTGTAAACGACGAACCCAGGTGTTCTTTGGCAATGTTATACGCTATTCGGTCCTTCTCCGACATGGATTCCAAGTAGCCTTGTATTTCGGCGTTTTCTTTCACTTCGATTATGTTGTCCATTTGAATTATACTATCTTTCCTATAGTATGATTCTTTGATTTCAATTTTATGCGGGGGACCAAGGTCCCCCCTAAGAACTGCGAAGCCGTAAAAACATTTTCGTCCTACTATCTATAGGAACCACAGAAACCATTGAATATGTCCATCCAAACTATGAAAAAAAAAACGGCGGCTAAATACAACAATAATAGTGTTTCAAAACCCAATTTTTCTTTGAATGGTACTCGTCGTAGTCAGGGCTATGTGGGCCAAGATATGCGGGGACGTAGCTTGCCCAAAACCATCATGAAGGGCAACGTGCCCAAGGGTCACGGGGGATGCTGTGGCAAATACCCGATTAAACCCATTGTTCAATCTGCCGTGACTTCACTCAACAATCCCAAATTCATTAAATCCTCGGTTCTCGGAACACAAGGTCATATCATGACCCGATACCGCTGGATTCGCCGACCTCAGCCTTTTTCCACCACGAAAACAGGCGTGTCGTTTAGTCAAAACAATTTTACGCAATCTCAGTATACCGAAAACAAGGCGAAAATCACTATTGCCAAATCTAACTCCTTGTCGTGTCAGGTCAACAAATATATTCCTACGACTGATTGTGCCGCTTTCTTTAGAAGCAACCGTGATTCTCAACGTTCAGGGAAAGCCAAAGTGTGCTTGAGAAACACCAAGGATTTGACCGATCCTATTACGACCCCACGGTACCGTGTTGCTATGATGACGAGTGATTATATTCGTAAAAAGGTGGGCAACTGCCGTAATTATGACGAAAAATTTCCTCTAAAAGTACGTGGGGCTCCTACCTGTAAGGGATGCTATGGTAACTAAAATATGAGAACATTAGGTTCTCTTCGCAACTGCTCGATGATTACCCACCGGTTTTGCTCCACCACCATGTCCATTGCTGCCTTTTAAGTAGTAAGTCAAATTGTTAGAGAATATTGGTTTTGTTTGTGCGTTTTTTGTGGTTACATTGGTCGCATTTGTGATGGCCAGTGGAAGCGCTTTTGAAGCATTCGCCGATGTTACTTTTACTGAAGATGTTTTTTTATTATCATCCTCGAATACCAGTGTTTTAGTGGTAGTTACCATGTCTATACAATCTACTATATTTTCCTGATTCACAAAATAATTATTTTTATGGTGAATCAAGGTTCTCCAATAATGAAACATAAAAGTATGCTATTTTTATTTTTCTTATTTTTTTGGATCGTAATTCTAAATACCTTTTTCTTTTTAGTTGGGAGAACCTTATTACAATTCATTGTTAGAAATACCCTGTTTTTGAGGGTTTTTCAATTTGTATTTCTAGAATACTAAAATATAAATAATTATTTTTAAAAGTATTTTGAGATTTTGAAAATTGGACATTTACAAATGTCCGTTTTTCAAAATCCTGGCGGACTTTTGTTTTTTTCTTTTTTAGATTTTTGTAAAAATGGATTTGTGAGCATAATGGTAAGGAACCTGAAAATGTAATTGTTATTTATGCTGCGGAAGAATTAGGACGGCCATATGCTTATTTTTACGCATTTTATATTTTTATTCTCAAGAATGGATATAAACACATTGTAATTGGATACTTTAGAATAAATAATGACAAAAAATGTTACTGATAAAAAAAATAGTAGGTTTATGAAAGAATGTTGTGAGCATATATGGTGTAGAAAGTTTGATTACGAAAGACACTTAAAAAGTGAAAAACACTCACAAATGCTGAGAATTATTGGACAAATGCGCAAAACAAATGAAAAAATACTCCAAAATGCGCAAATTACTGCTACCATTCCACAAAATTCAGAATATTTGAATGTGATTACTCCATTACAGCAGTGTGATTTCTTGATGAATCCGGTCAACTTATCACAAGAAGCGGTCTTGCCGCAAGAGATTGAAACACACAAAAAGATTGAGACACGATATGTTTGTGAATATTGTCAGTTCTCCACGACGAACAAAAAGGAATCCAAAAAACATCGAACAACGAAGCAGCACATCAGAAATGAGAACATGACAGAAGATTTTATTGAAATAGATATCCAGTATGTATGTTTATCTTGTGACAAATCGTATAATAAATACAAAAGTTGTTGGGAACATTTGAAACGTTGCGATGGTAAAAAAGAGAACATTGTTATCGAAATTGTGGAAAATCCATCCGAATGTATTGTAGAAGATACAAAGGATAATGTTAGTCTCGTAAATCAGGAACAAGCGTCAGAAACAAAAACAACGAAAGGAGATACAGAAATGATAAGTAAGGATGTACTCAAACAAGTTTGTGAAATTCTTGTAGATAAATTGATGGAGAACAATCAAATGAATCAAAATACGATCGTTAAATTAGTAGAAACAATGACACAAAATCAACAAACATTGGTGCAGGCCAATAATACAAATAATACAAATAATATACAAATTAGTAACAATTCGAACAACAATTCGAACAATAACAATCATTATACCATCAATATGTTCCTCAACGAAAAGTGCAAGGATGCCATCAATATCACCGACTGGGTAGACCAATTACAAGTAAATTACGATCATCTATATTATACCGGCGAAAATGGCTTCCAAAAAGGTCTCGCCAATATGCTGTTGGACAACCTGAAATTATGTAATGTATACAACCGCCCCATCCATTTTACCGACGTAAAACGTGATAGTATGTACATCCGTGATGCCAACGAGTGGACCAAACATGAGAACAGCGATAAACTGGTCGAAGTGTTGGAACTTAGCGCGCGTCAAGCTTGCTATCGTTTGACGGAATGGATGAGAGAACACGAAGACGTGCCCGATTATCATAATTTGGACAGCGAATTAGGACAACAGTACTTGGCTCTGATGGTAAGTGTCATTCGTCCCGAAGTGGAACGTTTGAAAGCGTTTCCGAAAGTCATCAAAGAGTTGGCGAAGACGGCCCAATTGAAGAAAGAAGATCAAGTGTAATAAGGGCAAACAACTCCGGTAAATGCGCCGTAGGCGCATCTACCCTGGACGGTCTTCGACCGTCCTTGGGACTGCGTCCTCCGTTGTTATATGTTTTTTCGACATCTTCGGTGTACGAAAAAACATCAACCCATGGTCCACCGTAAAATTGAATACAAAAAACATATAATGTTATTATGACACTAACATTGTATAAGGAAGGTATCAAAGAAATCATGTCTCCTCCAACGAAACTCGCCCTAGAAAACGCCCATCCGAGAGATGTGAATATTTCCTTCGAAGAAGGACCGCATATTTATACTGTGATGGGAGAACGCGGAACCTATACTTCGGTCACTACCTGGGTACACCAGCAGTTTCCCCATTTTGACCAAAACTCCATCATCGACAAAATTTTGTCGAATAAAAAAATGTCCGACCCTAAATACAAATATTACGGAAAAACCCGGGCCGACATTGAGAAAGAGTGGGAGGACAATCGTGTATCGGCTTCTGGTGCGGGAACCCAGATGCATTACAACATTGAGTGTTATTACAACGGACTGGAGGTGACGAATGACAGCATTGAATATGCGTATTTCCAACGGTTTGTGGCGGATTTTCCCTGGTTGGAAGCATACCGCACGGAATGGATGGTCTACCACGAGGACATGAAAATATCGGGGTCGATCGATATGGTGTTTCGCGACAATCGTGATGGTTCATTCTATATTTACGATTGGAAACGGTCGAAGGAAATCAAATATGACGACAATTGGTGTGATTACGGGACAGGAGCGTGTGTGAAAACATTGCCGAACCTGAATTTCTGGCACTATAGTCTCCAATTGGGAATTTACAAGGGGATTTTGGAGTCGAAATACGGGATAAAAATTGTGGGCATGTTTCTCATTGTTTTACATCCCGACAACGACTCGTACGATCGCATTGAAGTGGCCGATTTGACGAAAGAAATTGGGGATTTGTTTGAGGAACGTAGACAAAAAGTGATAGGATTTTCTCAAAAGTAATTTTTGTTTTGTAGTGATGATTTTTCGACACCTTCAGTGTGCGAAAAATATTCAAATTGTTTTTTTACGCAACATAAGCACTGGTCGTAGCTACAAAAGATGGTGTAGATGTTACTGACAAATTCATTATCGTTATCTGTTGTGAAATATAAACACTTGGCGCAGTTGCGGTAGAAATCTTATTGTATCCGGCTAAATTGATAGCTGTACCATTAACTACGATTAGACCGGCAGAAGGACTTGTAGGATTAATATAATAAGTAGCGGTAGTGGTTGGTATCATAAAAGTAAATGTATAGCTAGTAAGGGATATTGTTGGTATCGATGTAAATGTTAAACTAGTAATCGCCCCCGTTACCGTACCTGTAAAAACGGTTATCATTCCATTTAAAAAACTGATTGTGGGTGTTGCTGACCAAACAACTGAATTAATTTTTTGGGTAAATTGTTGAGAAGATATCATATTTCCAACAAAAGCATTGCCTTGAATACCCACTCCTCCGTTCACTATCAGAGCACCCGTAGTGGTGCTCGTGGATGGTACATAAGGCGCACCGATGTTACCAATGATTACATTGCCAGTTAAAAAGCTGTTACCTGCCACAATCAAATTTCCACCCATATAAATGTTACCTTTGATGCCTACTCCACCACTCACAATTAATGCCCCTGTACTACTACTACTACTTCCTGCGCTATTTGTTATAGTTAGGGTACCAGATGAACCCATATAAACACTTTGACCAAAGTAGGCTCCTCCTGCCACCTGCAATGCCCCTGTACTACTACTACTACTTCCTGCGCTATTTGTTATAGTTAGGGTACCAGAATAATCCATATAAACATTTTGACCAAAGTAAGCTCCTCCTGTCACCTGCAATGCCCCTGTACTACTATTAGTACTTCCTGCAGTATTTGTTATTGTTAGGGTACCAGATGAACCTATAGAAACAT